GGCTGCGACATCGCCCGCATGGGCGAGGACTACACGGTGGTCTACATCTACCATGACGGTGTGCTCCGGGTTCTGGACAAGTGGGCCAAGGCGAACACGGTGGAGACCTCGGCACGGATCGTGCAGTTGGCCTTCGAGAATGACTGCTCCGAGGTCAGGATTGACGGCGTGGGCCTTGGTGCCGGCGTCTATGACCAAGTGGCGGCGCGCTCCGAGGGGCGCTTCGAGACCATCGGCATCATCGGCAACGCGGCCTCGGACGACATTGACAAGTGGATCAACACCCGCGCCCAGATGTACGACACGGTGCGCGAGCGTATGCTCAACGGCAAGATCGACATTGACGAGAACGACTCCGACCTGATTATCGAATTGGGCGATCTGGAGTACCACTTCAAGAACACCCGCAATTCACTGCAGGTGGCGTCGAAAGAGGAAATCCGGGCCAAAACCGGCAAATCCCCTGACTTTGCCGACGCCGCAATGTACGCGGCAATGGAATTGGGCATCAACCCTGCGGACCCCACGGCGAAATTGCGGCCCGGGGATGAATACGAACTCCAGCTCGCGGATTTCATGTCCGAAATGGATATGGTCATTAGCCCCTTTTGATCCAAGGTTCCTAGGTTTGTGTTTTTGTTAGACTGGATACAAACTAACTTAGGAGTTCCATTGGCAAAGTGGACATTCGGTAAATCCGCCGAGTCAGAGGCCCGCGAGACAGAGCTGGCTGAGGTGAGGGCCGACAACGTAGCTCTCGCTTCCGGGCTGGAAATCCTGCAGGAAAACATGGCCGACGTGGTGATGGCTCTGGACAACCAGGGCTGGAACCCGTTGGGCGAAGACCTCGACATGACCGAGATTCCGCTGCACAGCGTCAAGAAGACGGCGCGGACGACCCGGGCGCTCGTGGCGATCAACCCCCTCATCAAGCGCGGCGTAGATGTCCGCAAGGCCTACATCTGGGGCGAGGAAGTGGAGTTCAAGGGCCTCGACCTCACCGATGCGTGGGTCAAGTCCTCGAACGCCCAGAAGTACCTGCTCTCCCCTGCCGCGTGTGCCGAGATGGAGTCCTGCCTCGCCACGGACGGCAACTACTTCCTGCTGGTCTCCAAGGGCGGGACGTTCTACTCCGGCAAAAAGTCCGTGCAGCGTCTTCCGCTGGCCCAGATCGTCGGCACGGTCTCCAACCCGGACAACCACGAGGAAATCTGGTTCTACCGGCGCGAATGGCTGCGGACCATCAACTCTGCCGAGTCCGATGTCCAGTCCGAGCAGCGGTACATCGAGTACGTCCCCGCCATCGACTACGACGCCACCTCCTTCGGACGCCCGCGCCAGATGCGCGGCTACCCGGTCAACTACGGCTCGGTCATCGCCCACCACGCGGTCAACAAGCAGACCGGCTGGCGCTGGGGCATTGCCGACATCCTCTCGGTGATGTTCTGGGCCAAGGCCCACAAGGAGTTCCTGGAGAATCAGGCCACGCTGGTCAAGGCCTACTCCCGCTTCGCGTTCAAGGCCACCATGCCGACCCGTACCGGGGCTCAGGCGACGGCCACCAAGGTTGCCACCTCTCCCGGGCGCGATCCGTACACGGGCGAGAGCAACGACGTTGGAGCCACCTTTGTCGGCGCTGGCGGGGCCACGCTATCCTCGGTGGGCCGCACTGGAGGTTCCGTGGACTTCAAGGCGGGCCTTCCACTGGCCGGCTACGTCGCCGCTGGCCTGAACGTACCGCTGAACGAGCTGACCGCCGATGCGGGCGAGGCCAACCGCGCCTCCTCCGAAACCCTCTCGGGCTCCAACGAGAAGATCATGCAGGCCCGCCAGAACGAGAACAAGGCGTTCCTGGAGTCCGTGCTGGGCTACCTCGGCTACGAGGTCGAGGTCAACTTCCCGCCGATTTCGATGGAAGCGGTCTACCGCCAGATTCAGTCGATTCAGCAGGCCGCTGGCCTGAACGTGATGTCTGCCGAGGAAATCCGGGCGCTGCTCCTGAAGGCCTTCGACATCGAGACCGAGGCCGGTGTGCCCACGGAGAAGGAGCTGGGCAACCTGATCCTCGCCATTACGCAGGCCAAGGAACAGGCGGACGCCGCGCTGAAGGCCACTGCCGATGCAGCGGCCAAGCAGCCCGACACCAACAACCCGAGCTATGGTGACAACAGCCACCGCTCGGACGCTGGCCAGCACGCCTACGCGCCTAACAACGGCTAGTCCGTGGCCGTCTACAACCTGTTCCCTGAAACACCGCAGCTGGGGGTAGTGGCTGACTCGGATGCCCTTTCACTAGGGACCGAGTTCTACGTTACGTCCCCAGCGTGGGTGACTGAGCTGCGCTACCTCAAACCCACCTCGGGCGGCTCTGCCGCACTGCGTACAGCTGCCCTGTACTCCACTACGGACGGACTGACCGGCACTCTTGTGGCTGGCCCTGTCACCCTGCCGGTACCGGCAGACGGTGCATGGGTTGCAGGTGAGCTGCCTGCCCCCTTTGCACTTGTCCCGGGCACACGGTACCGCGTTGTCGTGCTCCACCCGAATGGCGGGTATGTCGCCACCCCCCGGTATTTCCTCGATGGGGCAGGCGCGGGGGATCGGGTGTATGGGCCGCTGGTGGTCCCGACTGCGGAGAACGTGCCGTACTACCGGCAAGGCTCCTACCAGTACGGGGAGGCCTTGCAGTTCCCCACCCAGTCGTTCAACGGTGCCAGCTACTACTCGGACGTGACAATCACGACCGTTGACCCGGCACTTCCACCGCCCGTGCTTCTGGAAGACATCGCCCTGGCGGTAGGACGCCCAACGGGCAGCCCTCTGGTCATCGGGGCACCGCAGGCCAACCCGCTCAACGTAGGCGCACCGCGTGGCTACGACCTGATCCTTTCGGAGGTAACGCTGTGAAACTCTCAGCCATCGGGCGCGAGTACGCCCACATTCCCGTCGTCACCGCCATCGGGGTTTCGGTCGAGGTCTCCTTCGACAACGGGCTGACGTGGAACAGCGCAGAGCGCCCGTCAGATACCGAGGCCCGTGTGCTCGTCGCTGGTCCTGATGCCCAGTCGAATCCTGCGGGCACGGTGGTCCTCGATCTGGGCCGTCACCCGGTACATGTCCGGGTCTTGCCAGCCTCGGAGGACATCATCCGACCAGTCGGCTACATCCAGGTCTGCCTCGTCGCGGACCTGTAGGCATACAAGCTCCCGCACTCGGCAAGGGGTGCGGGGAGATAGGAACGCTAACCGAGAGGAGGGCACCCATCTGCCGCCGCAGGCTTACGCGGCACGGCCCGGATACGAGCAATTCGTATCCGGGCCTTTATTTTTTCCGTCATAAAGGCCTACAAACTAACTCTGATAAACTTGAACTCAGGTGATAGGAGACTGAATGGCAAATCTTGTTGAGGCAGGCGCAATTGCGCCTGACCAGCTGACCGGTAAATCGTGGCGCATCAAGGTAATTGAGGGAGACCGCAAGGGCTCCTCCGCGTATTACCCGAAAGAAGCCCTCCAGGAGGGTGCTCCGCTTTTCGCCGCGAAGACCAAAATCTACCTGAACCACCCGTCCGCTGATGACAAATTCAATCAGCCGGAACGCCGAGTGCAGGACATTGTTGGCTACCTTTCCGAGGGTGCAACATTCGACGGCAAAGACCTTTATGCCAATGCCACATTCCTACCCAAGTACCAGCAGGAAATCAAAGACCTCGCTGAAGCCGGGCTGATCGGCATGTCCATCCGGGCCGAGGGCGAAGTTTCCGAGGCCTCTGGCCAGAAGACCCTCACCAAGTTCACCCGCGTCAATTCCGTGGATGTTGTGACATCTGCCGGGGCTGGCGGCGGTTTTGAAAAGCTGCTCGAATCAGCAACCCCTTCTGCATCCGAGAGTGGTGCAGAGTCCCACAAAGAAAAGGAACACCTGATGGAAAAGGAAATTGTTGAGGCTCTGGCGACTCTCAAAACCGAGTTGGCCGCTGACTTCGCAAACCAGCTTGCCGAGGCCATGAAGCCGTTCGTCAAGAAGGACGACAAGGCCAAGGCCGAGGATGCCAAGGACGGAGGCAAGGACGACGCCGACGAAAACCCGGACGGTTCCAAGAAAAAGAAGGCCGTCAAGGAGTCCGCTTCCTTCGCTGAAATCGACGCCGCGCTGACCGAGGCCAAGCTCCCCGCCGTCTCCCGCACCACCGTCTTCGCTCTGGTTGAGGCCGGCGCTGACCTGAAGGAATCGGTTGACGCCGAAGCCGCCAAGGTGAAGGCAATTCTCACCGAGGCTGGCACTTCCTTCCGGGGCTTCGAGTCCAACGACGGCAAGACCCGAACCCTCGAAGAAGCCACGGTCAGTATGCGCGGCAAGATTTACGGCTCCACGGCAGTAGACGGCAAGTAATACCGCCCCTGCGGTATTCAACAACAGCGATGAAAGGTGCCACCTAATGGCAAAGAATGAAGTTTTCAAGATTGGCGACGCGCTCAGCCTCCCGGTAGCCACCGGCACCAAGTCCGGTACTCCGCTCCGCATCGGTGTGCTGAACGGTGTTGCCCAGACTGACGAAGGCTCGGTCACCAACCCGAACTACGTCTTCGCTGGCATCGCCCAGCCCACAGGCGGTATCGGCAACGCTCCCGGCTTCACCTCGGTCAAGCGTTCCGGCTCCTGGATGGTCCCGGTTGCCGGTGTGGTTGCCAACGTTGGCGATCCCATCTACATCAAGGCCGATGGCACGCTCTCCGCAACCGGAACCGGCGCGTTCCTGTGGGGCGCAGCACTGGCCACCAAAACGTCCCCGACCGCACCCCTGCATGTGGAAATCCTGCAGCCCGGTCAAGTAACTGCGAACCCGTAAGGAATCGGCAATGGAAATCCGTAAGCTTGAAGAAGTAGCCGATGTTTTCGGATCGGCAGTAAACGGTGACTTCCGCGCACGCGGAATCATCAAGTCCGTCGTTGACGGCCAGCTGAACGAAGCTATCTCCAGCTCCGATCTGGCCCAGACGTTCGCCTACGTCAACGCCGCCGAGCTGCAGGCGCAGTACGCGCTCCTGCCGCAGACGTGGCCGCAGTTCGCCAAGCGGGACATCTTCGAGGACTTCAAGCCGAAGTTCAAGAAGCAGCTCGTGTTCGACCGCGATCAGCAGCTCGCCTCCAACGGTGGCCACGCGACGGCTCCGGGTTCCCTCCCGGTTGTGCCCGAACTGACCGAGTACCCGGCGTTCAGCTTCACCACGTCGGTGAAGTCCCTCAGCCTCTACAAAGAGGGTGCCCGGATCGGCTTCTCCTGGGAAGATGTCATCAACGACAACTGGG